ACCTCCTGCTGATGTCACATACTTTATAAGACAGGTGTTTCCATTTGATTGTGTTTGATCAGTAGACCACGAAACGGTCGTGCTGTTTACAAATATTCCGATAGTGAAGCCTTGGCCGTCTTCTATATTAGTTATGTTAATTGTTCCATTTCCAGCCGAAAAAGCGAGGTGATATATTGATGCTTGTCGAGCATCAACATCTAGGGTTCCGCTATTAACTGTGTTGCCAGCGCTGTCTGTTTGCCTTGGTCCTGCGGGCTTTACGTTCTTAGTATATATTGCGCCGCCGCTAAAAGTTTGCTCTGCTGTAAAGTCTTGAGAGTTTTCTATGGTTGCCAGTGTGCCTGTAGCATTAGGTAAACTAACAGTTTTATCACCTCCCGTTGGATCTACAACTGTTAAGAATGTTTGGTTGGCATCACTTGTGGCACCTTCAAATCTAATATTTGTACTTGGTTGCATGACCAAATCTCTTGACATGATCTTGACACCATCTACACTACTTATTCTCAGCAATTCTTCTAAGCCTGATGCATCGAACTTGCCTACAGAGAATTTCATTACACCCGCGTGTTGCCCCACAAATGATGTTGATGTCCCAAATTCTATTTTTGAGCTATCTTGTTGTGTTCCCCCTTGCGCCTCATTAGCGAAAACCCTAATAGCACCTACCTCTTCTATTCCGACTGGGCTTGATTTGTCGTGAACAAGATTAATAAATGGACCGTTAGTGCTGTCTGTGGACGTAAGAGTTACACTGTTAGTTGAACTGGCGGCCACGACAACTTCGCCAGACGCATCGGGCAGATTGACAGTGCGATCAGCGGTGGGGTCAATTACGTTAAGTGTGGTTTCGAAACCATCATCTGTGCTTCCCTCAAACGTAATACCGTTAGTGAATACACCTAAATTATTTATATCTGAAAGATTTCCAGTTGTTATTAAAGTCCCTGTCACATCAGGTATAGTAATTGTTCTATTAGCAGTCGGGTTTGTTGGAGCAAGTACTGTTTCATAGGTGCTTTGCGATGGCCCCTGAAGCCGAATATCGGTCCCAGTAGGCATAAAAAGACCTGTGCTTTGGATATACAAGGCTCCTTCGGATGTGTTGCTACCAGACCTTAAAAGGAATTGTATATAACTACTTTCATGGGTAGTGGACGAATTACCTTTAATCTGGGTCGCCGACATATTCTGTCCCCATTGGAGTTTATCGGTATTATCAAGACGAATATCGTTGCCGTTTGCGTCTAAATTACCACCAAGTTGTGGGGTTGTGTCTTCGACCATGTTCAACAAGACTGTACCCGAAGCATCAGGAAGCGTGATTGTATTGTCTGAAGTTGGGTCAGTGGCGGTTAGGATTGTTTCATTACTGTCGGCAGTTGCGCCTTCATAAATTATTTGATTAGCGCCATTGTGCAGTCGCATTCCGTCGGTAGTGAATTCTATTTGTCCAGCGCTATTGTCGTCTAATTTAATATTTATAGTGCCGTTTGAATTACCTTTAATACCTGTGTTGGTATCCCCAAAACAATAACCTATATTGCCGCTTGCTGCTATTACACCATTTATATCTGCAATATGGCCTAACCCACTTGATGGGTTGTGCTGCTCTGTCACGACAACCTGACCGCTTTTGTCTTTGAAAGTAATCGTGTTGTTTGCGGTTGGGGTTTCGAAAGCCAACGACACATCGAAGTTAGTGCCGCCATACTCTTCCCAGAATAGTTGGGCAGATCGGTTGAACTGTACTTTGTCTTTCTTAAACTCCACGACTTGTCGTAGAGTGCCGCTGTCTTTTACCCAGAAAGCAAGTTCACCATCTTCGGCACCATCGGTTAGATCTACGGATGCTCCGTACTGAGCCGCATACAAAGTTTTTTCATCGGCGTCGTTAATGCCGTACATCTCCATACCGCCAAGGTTTTCGTTTGATGGTGTCGTGGATGATGTGTTGACTTTGTTTAAAACTAGGATCGGTTTCGAAGTGAAAAACTGGTTAGAGGTGCTGGTTATGTCAACAGTACCATTGTCATTTGCAATGAGACGGCCATCACTGTCGGGCAAGAAAAGAGTGTTGTCTGCGGTGGGATCTACTACCGAAAGGGTGGTTTCAAACGCATTATTTGTAGCGCCTTCGAAACTAATAGTATGGTCTTCTTCTATATGTAGATTTCCATCGAGACTTAAATTGCCACTCATTTCGTTGTCTTGGCCATTAATGACAACATTTCTACCCGCTTGGAGTACAAGATCAGCGTATGTTACGTTAGAGATTTTGACTGCATCCGAATATATTAATGACCGAGCAATATTCGGGGTGAAAAAGGTCAAACCTTCTGCGCCGATCTGTAGCTCCACAGTCGTCGATTGTGATGAGTTTACCCCAGTATATTCGTGGAATTGCGTCCCGTTGCTTGAATTGTATAAACCATTAAGCACATTGAGAATGCCCTTGTCGGTATTCGACATAAGGCCGCTGTCCGTAGTGGTCGCATTTGGCAGATCGTTATTAAATCCAGAAAGGTTTATATTCGATCTTGCTATTCTGACCTGTGCATCGTTGGCTGAGTTAAGGCCGATAAGTTGGTTGGCGTCAGCGTTCGTTGTGCTTGAAGTTAGCTCGGTTAGATCAACGGAGACTGTCTTGTCGGCAGCTACGTCGATACCTAAACCAGCGAGCGGAGCTTGTTGGTCTGCGTCCAAGACGCCTGTGGCGGCGTTTATTGTTAGGTTGGAGCCTACCTTGATGCCACCAAGAGTTCCAGCAGCCGCGATTGGTAAGGAGTAGGGCGCTGTAAAGGAAAATGTTCCGCTGCCGTCGGTCGAAAGAAGCTGACCGTTTGTGCCGTCACTGGCCACGACAAGTGCTGTTCCTCCTACGTCGGGGAAGTTTACCGTGCGGTCTGCTGATGCAGATGTCGTGAAAGTTGTTGATGTGTTATCTGCTCCGAGTTGGAGTTTGCCAGTTTCGATTTTTGTTCTGTCGTAGTGAAAGGATGCTGGTACAAAAATACCTGATGACCCACCGACTGGGTTAGAACCAGCAACTTGAATTTCTACATTCAAGTGACCATGACGGCTTTGAGACAGATCGAAACCGTCTATTCTAGCCGATAACTGAGCGTAAGGCGCTTGAAGATTTTGTCCTGCGCTATCTGTTCCCAAAAATTTAATGACGCCAACTCGGTCGTTTACAGCAGGGCTACTGCTATTTTTCCACAAATTAAGTTGAACGCCGCTTGTGCCATCGTTGTTGCTTTTAATAAAAAATCTTGAAGAATTTGTTGAGCTATCTACGTCATCAAGGAACGTTAATTGAGTTTGAAAGTTAATTGTTTGCTGGCTACCCAAGTCACTTAGGAGCATTGTACCTGTTCTATCTGGTATAGTGACGGTTCGATCTGCTGTTGGATCTACGACAGTCAGGGTTGTCTCAAAGGCGTCATCAGTTGCACCCTCGAAGATCAGGCTTGTTGAGCTTAGATTGCCAAGAGATGTGATGTCGGCAAGGTTGCCTGTCGTGATTACTGTGCCGTCAGCATCTGGAAAATTAATTACACGATCAGCAGTTGGGTCCACAACTCGCACAGATGTTTGATTGGCGTCAGTTGATGCGCCCTCAAATCTAAGCCCGTGTCCTGCGTTTGCCGTAAGAAAAATGCCATTATCGTCTATTTGTACCCTTGGGTTTCCACCAGTGTCGAAGGTAAAAGTATTTATAGATTGGTCGCCTGATAGTGAAAGGGTTGTGCCACTGCCGAATGAAAGGTGTTCGGTACTGTCAATATTTATACCTTTTTCAAATGTCTGAACCTCGGTAAAGTCCTGCGCTGTGCCTAGCATGGCAGCCCCTGCTGCCGATACGGTGGTGGCATCAGTAGGTTGAGCGCCAGCGGTTATTCCATCGAGCTTATTTCCGTCATTGGTCATGTTCCGACCATTGACATTGCCAGTGGTTAAAAGTGTTCCTGCCACTTGCATGTTTGTATTTAGGTTCATGCGTGTGTTGGCGTTGTCAAATGTAAACGAAACATTCGCACCAGATGGGGCGATGTTGATGCCCGCACCGTCAGAAGCTGCGCTGTCGGCTGCGTCGGCTGCTATAACGAAGTTGATGTCGTCGATTGAAACTGTCGTAGAGTTGATTGTCGTAGTCGTCCCATCAACTTGGAGATTACCTTTGATAATGACAGTCCCTGCGTTAGTTCCTGCATTTGAGTTTGGGTTGATGGTTAAATCACTTAAGCTGTTTCTGAGTTCGCCGCCTATTAAGTCAATATCTTTAAAACTTTTTATTTCGTCATTCTTAATCTGAAAGTAAGCGTCTGTCATGTTCGTGCTTGGTGTGCCGCCGAACAAAAAGCCACCCGAACCCAGCGCACCAGAAGTTGTTCCTGCCATTCTTTGGAAGGCTAGTGACTGTGTGGTCGTGTCGTAATCAATAAGGTAATCTGCATCATCGCCAAATATGGCCTCTGATCCGTCTTTAAAAAGAATATCTGTCGTGGCAGTATTGTTATCTATCGTGACCCTGCCAGTAAATGTACCACCTGTTAGCGGCATTGACGTGCCGAACTGCCCTGCATCAAGCGCATCCGCAACATCGTTTATGTCATCCATGTTGGTGACTACAGTTCCGATGTCAGTTAGATTATTGATAATTGTCGTGATATTTGAGGATGTCGCCCAGAATTTTGCTGAGTATTCTGCATCTCCTCCAGCAACTGACCCTTCGACGGGGCCACTTGTTTTGATTGCCCAGTCTCTGGCTCTCTGTGTGTCGATGATCTTTGTCGTGTTTGCGGAGCTACGCATCGTAGCTTCGTCTGCAAAGGTTGTCGTGCCTGATAGAGAGTGGACAATATACAAGTCGCCGCTGTGATCTGCATCTGCTGCCGTAATTATATCGAAGTTTGCATAGGTATCAGTGTTTAAAAAGTTACCTCGAATATTGAAAAAGGGAGTGACAACTGTCGCGCTGCCGCTTCCAAATGTGTATTCAAGGTTGTTTGTTGATCCAGAGGTGTTGAGGGAGAAAGCCACATCGAACGTACCGTCTGTAGCAAACACTTGCTCAAACAGTTCCTTCAGCGTCTTGTCGCCAATCGCTGCGTCTTCCAGATAAGTATCTAGGTTATGTTCAACGGCTGTGCCGTCCGATTTATTTAGAATAAATCTAAGCTGTCCACTGCGGGGGCGTGTCTCTGCCATGTTCTATCCTTGACGTCTTGCCTCTGAAAGAGGGATTAAATTTCCGCGCTCTACTTCGCGCTGAACATTTTCTTGTGGAGCGACGGACGCGCCACGCATTTTCTCCATAAGCTGCATCTGCTGTGATGGACTTGGACCCTGTTCTTTCATCTGGTCTTGACTGATGCGGAACCTGTCGAGATCCGTAATACCCATGGCGCGGATCGCTTCCTCTGCGATCTGGCCAGCGTTGTATTCCATATTGAGGCCAGTTTGTGACATGATCTGCAACATGTTCATCCATGTCTCTGCGTTGCGGGTAGGTTCGATGGGCAGGGTTCCGTCGATGACAAGATAGTCGATGTCACCCTGTAAATCCTTGCTTACATCGTAGTCGAGATAACCATCATCGACCAATCCAGATAGTTGGTTTGGCATGTTTTGTTGGTCTATTTTGATCGAGCCTTCCATTGCGAGGCTGTCTTGTATGTTCGCAACCATCATCCTGACCATTGGGCGGATAGTTGTTGCAGACATAATTCTAGCAAGGACGCCGAGCCGTTGTGATCCGAGTTGTGTAAGACGTTGAATTTCTGTCGCTGTGCGGATACCGTCCGACGTCGGCATACCTTGCTGCGCATCAGAGGCCGCTGATACCCTTTGTTTTAGCTCTGACATCGCCGCGATGTCACCAAAATGACCTCTGGTTACGTCTGGTACTTGCGCAATAAAGACACCATCCCCTGGCTTTGTTCCCGCCATTGTACGCACAATACCCCAAGGATTGCGGTCAATTAGGTCGGGAATGGAGACTTGTGTCGGGTCTGCGAAGATTAGATTGTTGAGGGCTGCCGATACGTTGTCGATACGTGATCGCAGGAGGTAGGTTGCAATATCGTGCATCGGCAAGATCAAATCGTAAAGAGACTGACCGTAAGTTTTGTGCTGGTCTTGGTACAGACCGCCAATAACGACAGGGAACTGGCGTCCGTATGGATTTAGTTGCATACGGATCACCACGTTCTCGTCGAGGATTGTTATACATAAAAATATCTGGTCGATGGATGGAATGTTTATTTCGTGACCAGATAGGCGTACCCATGCCTCATCTATTACTCTCGCGTCTCCGAGCGTGAAGTATGCGTGATCGAAGCGCTCTCTCTGGAGAGGCTGGGCGGGATCTATATTTAGGCCACGGCCTTCTTCTTTGTGCCAATGGTGTGCATTCCATGCGTTGCGTGGTGGTGAAATCTTATGTCGTAGCGCGGGAAACTTCTTCAGCTTGGGGTATAGCCCAGAATAGACGAGGCTATTGAAGCTCACATAATCAGAGAAAACGATATACTGCATATTATCCCAGTCACCCCAGTTTACACGGGGGTCTGGGAAACATCGTCGTGGATCGAAGTTTATCATCTGGTTCTGATTTGTTTTGGCGTCCCATACGATTTTTGTCGGCGCGAAGCCGTAGCGTGTACTATCCAGCAGTAATTGCGCAAGTCGGGCTTCGCCCGCTGTGCGTCGCATCTGCTGGTGGAGAACACGTTCGAGGATCAAGGATGACTTGCGGGATTTGCGGTTCAGTCCTTCGAGTTGGAACATTGGGTTCCGTCCGCCAAGGGCTGCCATCAGGTAGGTTAAGACAGTGTCGGCTATTGCGCGTGTGTCTGCAATGACCGCCTTTTCGCGGAAGTCAGTTGCGTTGGGCGGCACATATACGTCGTGAGCGCGATCAGCTTCTTTCCAGTGGTCGTATCGTTTTCGGATCTTGAAGTACGACATGTCCACCATAGACTTGACATAGTCTACAATCCTTCGCTCTTGTTCCTCATTTAGATCTGAGGAGATGTCGTCGTAGTTCATCAGGCGATCTGCAAATTCTGAGAGATCTACGACAATGCCTTCAGTCGGGCCAGCAGTATATTCTGCGCTCCGATACGTTCCTCCTGATGGGAGGTTAGGGGTGTTTTTGGGTCCGCTTACAGTCATGGAAAAAGAATACCTCGTTTGAAATTATGGGTCGTCCTTAGATGCCCCAGCCCTGCCATTTGCTTAATTGGCGCTTTACTGTGCTTTGTAACGACTTACCGAAGTTCTTGTCGTCCATATGGTTAAGAGATTGGGATGGGTCACTGTGCAGGGCAAAAGCGTCGGGTGAAACATTGGTTCTGGATAGGACGTCTATGGCAATAGTTGCTGCATCTACTTGGTCGTCGTGGTTGCCGTTGGGGAAAGATACAGCTTCGTCGATAAATGGATCGAGCCATTCGGATTGGTCGGGTAGGAAGATGCGTCCACCTTCGATGAGCGGGAGGATTGCATTGACGCGGGAGACTTTGTCGTGGACGACCTTGTAGGGGATGATCGACATACCGCTTTCGCGCTTGAGTTCCTGTATGATTGACTGGCCAGAGGCTTTGTCTTCTATGTACATTGCTCGAAGCCCGCGCCCACGCCATACGTTGTTGAGGCGGATCAGGCGCTGCTTTAGTTCGGGGAAGTCGAACTTTCCGCGCATAATGTCGATGATGTAGATGTCTCCGTTGCGATCCATGCCAGCAGTTACGGCTGCTGAATAGTCAGCGGTTTCTGTTTTTTTGAAGGCGGTGTCCACTCCGATGACGAGAGACACGAAGTTTTCTGGCTTGAGATCTGCGGGATACTTCTGCCACCACTCGGTTTTGATTATGTTACCGCCCTCGATGTAGGGTTGTTGCTGGTACAGAGAGGCAAATTCGCGTGGATTTAGACGTTCACGCCGCTTGAGGTCCTCGATAGGGAAGCGTTCTGGCCATAGAGGGGCTTCGGCTTCTTCGTGTATATGGCGCTTGGTTTTGGCCAATTTGTTGAGTTCGTCGTTGTTTAGATACATCGGATGGTCTTTTGGGAGCCGCGTTCGACGGATTGGCTCTCCTTTTGTCTTGGTGATCGCTGGAAAGTTAACGTGCGTCCAGCGCCCTTCTTGCCAGTCTTCGGATTGTTGGAGGCGTCCAGCTAGGTCATCTGGGTGCCAGCGGGTGAGGATCACGATTTGTTTGGGAGGTGAACCGCCGCTCTCTGGTTGGAGACGGGTTGCAAGGGCTGATGTGTAATAGTTCCATGTCTTGTTGCGCTGGGTCATACTTTCAGCGTCTTCACGGGATTTGATTGGGTCATCAACGAGGAGGAGGTTAGCGGGTCGTCCAGATGTCGTGCCGCCTACGCCGACTGCGAAGTATGCACCGCCGACTTCCGTGCGCCATACGTCTGCCGCTCTGCTTTCCGTGGATAGGGTAAACTCAGGAAAGGCTTGTAACATTTGTTTCTGCTCTACGACAGAACGAACCTGTCGTCCGAAGTCTGTCGCCAGTTGTGAGTTGTACGAACAGGACATGACAAAGCGATGTGGATTGCGAGCCATGAAGTATGACGGGAACAAGACAGTGCCAAAGGTTGATTTGGCATGTCGTGGTGGCATTGTGATCAGAAGGTTGTTTGTGCCGAGCTTATTCTTTTCGAGGCGGTCGAGTGCGTCGATCAGTTCGAGTTGAAAGTCTGCCAGTGTCCAATCTGGGTAGATGAGTTGCACAAACTCCTTAAAGTTTTCGGAGGCATCGCGAAGGCGCAAGAGGTATCTTGCGACTTGCGCCTGAGACATCTTCTTCATTTTCTGTTTCTCAGAATACGAGAGATATGTATCTCTTGTGCCTTATCTTTGTCGTAGATTGCGTCGGCCATGATCTTCATTAGATGATCCATCACAGCTTTCTGACGTTTATGTGGGGGAATGCTCTGTAAATCTATCTCACCCATGGCTTTGCCAAACTCTTCGGTGGTTAGATTGCTGTCTAATGCGTCAGCTTGTTTGTTCGTTATCTTCATTCTGCTCTATCTCCGTGTATTCTGCTTCGATTGTTGACACACCCTGCGCGATTGCCTCCAGTTCTTCGCGAGAAAGGTCTGTAAGTGCCTTGGTTGAGTGTTCATGCTGGTGAAATGATGCGTTTAGGTCTGGTATTACCTTGTTTAGTAGTATGCCAAACACGCGGGCTTGCGTGGGGTTCCACGATTTCGCCCCCATTACCACAGCATTTGCGTCTTCTAGCTGCGTAGACATGTAATTACAGATCTGTGTGCGGATTTTCTGGCTTTCTGCTGGGGAAAATTCCACCTTTGATGCTAGTTTTGTCATTTCTTCTGCCTTATCTCTCTCTTTGTTGGGGCGACAACCAATAGAACAGTATTTTCTACGGCCTTCATGTGTCGCTTTTGTCGTGAACTCCTTCCCACATCGCTCACAGTTGAGGGTAATTTGGTATCCACGACCCCATCTTTTCCTTTCTGACGTTTTCAAAATTTGCTCCGATTAGTTCTGGGGTAGGGGAGGTGACATTTCGTAAATCTGCGCGTCGGGCGGGACACCCCCCCGCCCCCTTTTCCAGAATTAGGGTATTGTTTCTGCACAAATCCTGCACAAACGAGGCTAAACCCTTGATTTTGCTCACTTTCTGCACCCTTTGTAGGGGTGTTCTGCCCCTTTTAGGGGCAAAAACGTTTTGAGATTGAGCCGCTCGGACTGGACAACACACGCCTTATTACCTCCAAATAAACCTTTTCAATAACTTAGACCAAAGGCGGCAGGGCATCGTCCCTACACGCGCACGTATCACCGAAGGTGCTTTTCAGTTGGAGGTCGAGGCTGTTCTCGGCCCAAAACGCGAAGGAGTTACGCGATGACAAAAGAAGTTAAAATCACACCTACACGCATGTCAGCCAAAGGCTACGCACAGGCATTTCTCGGAACCAAAAGCGCCAAGGCGCGTGCGGAGATCATCTCCGCGTGTGAAGCCCACGTTGCCAACGGTGCCTCGCGCAAGATCGCGAATACGCTTTCAGCGATGAAGGACGGCAACACAGCTTCGCTGAAGTGTCGCGTGAGTGGCGACTGGTCATCCTACAAGCGAACTGCGAAGCAGTCCAAGCCGACGACAACGCCGAAGGCCAAAGCGCCAGCGAATGACCCGATGAAGGCTCTCGCGAGCGAATTGGCGGGCAACGAAGAGCTTTTCGCAGCGTTCTTCAACATGGTCGCTGAAGCGCGTAAGTAATCACCCCAACCCAATCAGCCCTCACGCGAAAGCGTGGGGGCTTTTTTTATGTCCGAAGGAGGGATCAATGACAGGCATAACGAACATCGCGCTCGGTGCGCTCTATGGACTACTCATCGCGTGGGTAGTCATCAACTGGGTCATCGGTTGTGGCGACTTCACGCGCACAATCGACGGTCAAATACTTCACGGCAAATGTGTACTCGTTCCGTGGGTGAGCCAATGAGTGTGCCGCAGAATACAATATGCGCGGTCAAAGCTCTAAGTGAGGCAAGCTCCATACTGCGAACGTATCGACGAGAACATCCAAACAGTGAGCATTCACACACCCATGCTTATTTAGTGGGGATCGTACAGGAAATCGCGGAACTGATCGAGTACGACACTCAGCCAATGTCCATTCAATGGGACGAG